ACATCATCCCATTCCAAAGAAACTACCTCCTCAGGATCATCTGGCTGAATATTATTATGATGAATGGGAGAATAAGTATTCTGGGAGATAAGACGCTCCCAAGAAGGAAAACCCTTGATCAAATCAGCAACATCAATACCTTTTCGACGAAAATCAGCAATATCATCCACTGAGAGATCCACAATAATCTTATTTAAAACTTCTTCATCTGAGAGACCAAGCTCATTCAAACAGTTCTGATACATAATGGCCATTATATCATAAGCATCACGATTGGCCGCATAAGTACCGTATGAATGACCCATGAGAGACAGAATAACATCAAAACAAGTACGACTCTTCGGCAAACGCCCATGAACAGCACGAACAATAAACTCAGGAGTCTCACGAAAAGCAATAAAAGAGGGCTGAGAAGGGCGTTCTCGATAAGGATTCACCACATTATAGTGCTTAAGAAAAATAGCACCTACATGAGTAAGATATCCATGACGCTGTTTAGAAGCGAAAGAAGTACACACCTGATCTCGGAGGTCAACATCCTTATACAACTTCAGAAATCGAGCAAAAGCCGCCCCATTAAACCAAGCAGAAACATCTGGATCCATAGTACGGTTCCACAAATGATCATCACCATAAAGAACCATTAAAATAAGATCCAGAGCAGCTTCCATTAGTTTATCTCGCAAATGTTCTGGAGCGCTCACAATTTGAACAATTAAGAAAGTACAAAACCAGAGAAATAAGCAAAAACAATCACCATGTGAAGTGTCCCACCAACCACTAGCCATACCTCCCGTCTTAATACACCATTGGTTCGAAGTGAGAAAGACAATCTGCTTAACAACATTTTTGCACACAAACTGGAGAATACGTTTCTTAAGAGCATAATGAGATGTAGAAGGATCCTCATACACCAACATACTAGAGAAAAAAATAGAGAGGTCCTCGGCAGAAATGCTATAATCTAGACCTGAAACATCCGCTGCCTCTATACAGATATCCCAGCAAGTCTCAAGAGTAATATTAAGAAGCTCTGCAAGACGATCAGTACCAGACTTACCATGAGTGCCACCTATTCGAAAAGGGCCTAAACGTTCTATGGCACATCGAAGGGCAGCTACCATCCTCTCAAACATAATAAACACACCAGAAGGAATGTTAAAAATTCGCAATTTGTCAAGCTTCTTAGCCCAGCCTTCCTCATCCATCGTCTCTCGAAGACTAGCCTCCAATATTTCCAATTCATCTTTTTCTGAATTCTTAATGTAAACAGGAGGAAATTCATTATGCATAAGAGCATGGTGAACATCTTTTACATTGGTCTCAAACATCTCAGCCTTCTGGGCAGTAGAGGAAATCTGAAGAACGACACCCCCTGGCAGATCAATAGAACGAGAGGTACCTTCATTAATCCCCTCCGCAGTACCAACACTCATCTGAAGGAGAGGCTCGTAGCTAATATGAGATTTATGCTTCCCGAAATGTCGTTT